AGACTCTCCACCGAGCATTGTTACTCGACCTTTAGGAATACCTCCATGAATAGAACCTGACACAATAGCATTAAGAACATAACTACCTGTATCAATCCAACCACCAACTCGAGATAGAGTACTATCTTCAAGGTAGGTAGCAAATGGGTTGATCTTATCAATAGAGTCAAGAGCCGCGAGGGTATCTTTATCAAAATTACTCATACATAAGTATTATGGCTGCTGGTTTAGCATAATCAACAAAAAAAGGCTACCGGTTTCCCGATAGCCTTCTGTCTTGCTAAGCTTAAATTAATTATGCATCTTCACCATCAGCACCGAAGAGCTGAATTACTTCTGGCTCTTCAGCTGCAGCAGGTTGTGCTGGAGCTGGATTGTTAATGGCATGATACTGCTGAGTGATCTGGGCAGTAAGCTTAACAGTAGAAGTAGTAATAGCTGCCTTATGGAAGGTCCACTCATTATCTTGTTTGTCACCTTCAATGAACTCCATAAAGAGATAAGGGAAGGTTTGTACTTGAAGCTGACCATTTTGTGGATCAGGCTGTACATGTACAATGACCGGATTATTAAGAGTCAAAGTCTCATCAGTTTGACCTGTCTCAACTCCAACGACGGTACGACCTACTTGGTCTACAATAGCAATGATTTCTTTTTGATCACTCATATACCAATATTATGGATGCTACCTACAAATAATCAACTACTTGATTAATTTTTTTTTCATCTTAAATAAGTGTATGCCGTTGAACCCACTAACAGGAAAGACTATTTTTGTTCAGATAGCTTCTTATAGGGATAGTCAATTACTACCTACTCTCCATGACCTTATTGATAAGGCAGATGAGCCAGAGAACCTCAGGATTTGTATTTGCTGGCAACATAGTGAAGAGGATTATTGGGACCACTTAATGGAGTTTGAGGGTGATGATAGGTTTACTATTATTGATGTTGATGCTAAAGATTCTAAAGGAGTTTGTTGGGCAAGGAACCTCATACAACAAGAGTATGATGATGAAGACTTTACATTGCAGTTAGACTCGCATCATAGGTTTGTAGAAGGGTGGGATACATTGATGAAGAATCAGATCCTACAACTACAACTTCATGGTCATGAGAAGCCTTTGATTACTGGCTATATGACTGCTTTCCATCCAGATCAAGATAAAGATGAATGGGCTAAAGAACCATGGCAGATGCGCTTTGATAGGTTTACTCCAGATGGTGTTATATTTTTTAGGCCAGATGGTATACCGAACTGGCAAGATAGAACAATGCCTGTACCTGCAAGGTTTTACTCTGCACACTTTTGCTTTACGTTAGGAGCCTTTTGTCATGAAGTGCAGCATGACCCAAGATACTACTTCCATGGTGAAGAGATTACTATTGGTGTTAGAGCTTATACACATGGCTATGATTTATTTCACTCTCACGCTCTTGTATGCTATCATGAGTTTAGTAGAGACTATAGACCTGATAAGCACTGGGACACTTATAGTGATTGTGGTAAACATAATAAAGAGACTTATAGATTAATGAGAGGTCTACTTGGTATTGATGGTGAGTCTTTATCAGAAGAAGAGACATATGGAACTTATGGACTTGGTAAGGTGAGGACTATTGCTGATTGGGAACAATATGCTGGTGTAAGGTTTAATGATAGAAGTGTTAAGCAGCCTACAGTTGATGGTGAGTTTCCTCCTGTTGATAAAGAGCTACCATTTAATAAAGTCTTTAAACATTGTTTAGATATACCCACTGATGATCTTAAAGGTGCTAATTTTGTTGCAGTTATACTTAAGGATAAAGATGGTAACGATATCTATAGATATGACTTTACTAAGGAGGAAGTAGTTCAACACACTAACGGTAATGTTGTTAACCTATGGGTAGAGGCAACCGTATTAAACAAGCCAGCTGAATGGATTGTATGGCCTAATAATGGTGATTGGGGAGAGTGTATAAGTGGCACTCTATAGGAACAAGATTAAATAAGTGCATGTACGAGAGTAGCACTATATTTATACAAATTGCTTCTTACAGGGATAAGGAACTAAGACCTACTATTGAGAACCTTCTTAAGACTTGTAGGTTTCCTAATACTCTACATATTTGTATTTGTCATCAGCATCACCCTAAAGATAAATGGGATCACTTAGATGAGTATAAAGATGATCCTCGATTCACTATTATTGATATAGACTCTCGTAAAGCTAAAGGTGCTTGCTGGGCTCGTAATAGGATACAACAAGAGTATAAAGGTGAGGACTTTACCTTTCAGTTAGACTCACATCATAGGTTTATTGATAACTGGGATGTTGAGTTAAAGAAGATGTATGCTCAATGTGAATTGAATGGTTCTAAGAAACCTCTCATTACATCTTATATACCAGCTTATGATGCTGATACAGGTAAGCCAATTGATCAAGAGCCGTGGGCATTGAACTTTAACTACTTCGGTCATGATGGACCATTGCATACATTACCTGCTACTTTACAAGGTTGGGAAAGTATGGGTGGTCCTGCTAAAGCTAGATTCTTCTCAGCTCACTTTGCATTTGCTGATGGTGCCTTTAGTACTGATGTACAACATGATCCTGAGATGTACTTCCATGGTGAAGAGATTAGTCTTGCAGTAAGAGCATTTACTCATGGTTATGATTTATACCATCCACATAAAGTTATAGCTTGGCACCATTATGGTAGACAAGGTAACCCCAAGCATTGGGATGATAAGAAAGATTGGAACAAATCTAATCAAAAGTCATACTCCAGGGTAAGAAAGCTTTTTGGTATTAAAGGTGAGAAGTTTGCTAAGGGTGAATGTAAGAGAAAGTATGGTTTTGGTAAAGAACGAACATTAGCTGAGTACGAGAAATATGCAGGAGTTCGTTTTAATGATAAATCTATCCAGCAATATACCCTCGATAATAAGCTTGCTCCTAATCCTGTTATTGAAAATAAGAAATCTTATAAAGAATCTTTCCAAGGCTACTTTAAGCTGTGTATTGACTTAAGTTTTGATCAAGTACCTTTAAACGATTATGAATTCTGGGCAGTAGCTTTCTTTAATGATAAGGGTGAAGAGGTATATCGTCAAGATGCAGATAAGGATGAGATAACTCGATTAAAGAATGATAAGGATGGCTATGTTAAGCTATGGAGATCCTTTTCAACAACTGATACTATTACAAAGTGGCGAGTATGGCCTTGTAGTGAAAGCGAAGGCTTTGTGGATCCAATTGAAAGTCATATAGGATGAAGACATTATTAATAACTTCTATTTACTCCAAGCTATGGGGTACTGATCTAGGTGGGCGTATTAGTCGTGAGCATCATTATAAATGGTCATTACTAAATATTCTCAATACAAAGCCAACTAAGGTTGTTTGCTTTACTAGTGAACAAGAATTACCGGAGCTTGAGGCATGGTTTTATGAAACACAGTCAGTTAATAAGGAACTATTAGAGTTTAGAGTCTATGATCTTTATAAGTGTGATCATTATGACCTAATACAAGCTAATAAAGATGTAGAGTTAGTAAAGACACAGGATAGGTGTCATGAGATACAATATATGAAGTTCTTTTGGTCAAGACTTATTGAAGATAGGCATGACTATGATAGAATGTATTGGATTGATGCTGGTCTATCGCATGGTGGTCTGTTTCCTGATGAATATATGATGGGGGATAAATGGGAAAGACATTTTCTTATTAACCTATTTACACCAGAGTTACTTGCAAGGTGGAATGACTCATCTAAAGAAGAGATTATTATGTTCTCAAAGAATAATGAAGATAGATACTTCTGGTCACAGACAATTCCCCATACTTACTATAATAAGTATGATAAATCAAGGCATGTTATTGGTGGTATGTTTGGAGGTACTACAAAAGCCTATGATGATCTTACAGACCGTTTTGAAGAATTGCTACTCTCTCTTTTAGATAAAGAAGAAGAGCTGTACCATGAAGAGTTAATCTTATCTTGTATGGCAGTTAACACTCCAGAAAAATATAACCTCTTCAAATTCGATGATTGGTATGCTCGTGAAGAATGGGCAAAAGATAACCTCGACAACATTTTATTTTACCACCTATTTATATGAACACTACAATAGTATCAGGTCTTTGGGACATTAAACGACATAATAGAAGCTTCGATCACTACATTGAAGCCTTTGAAAAGTTTTTGTCTATTGATAAGCCTATGTATCTCTATGTACCAGAAGAGTTGGAAGACTTTGTATGGCAATATAGAAGTCCAGAGAATACTGCTATTAAGGTTTGCAGCTTAGATGATGTTAAGAACATGTATGCACCCTTCTGGGATAAGACTCAAGAGATAAGAACATCAGAAGAATGGGTTAAGCGTGCAGGTTGGTTAGAGGACTCTCCACAATACAGACTAGAGTACTATAACCCTATTGTACAATCAAAGATGTTTATGCTTAATGATGCTTCTATCTTTAACCCTTTTGATACTGAGTACTTCTATTGGTTAGATGCTGGTATTACCAATACTGTTCCTGAAGGTCATTTAAGGGATGAACCTGTTTTAGATAGTTTACATAAGTTTACTACTGAAGATGAATTCATGTTTGTAGCCTTTCCTTATGAAGCTAATAATGAGATTCATGGCTTTGAATATCCTGCTATCAACAGTTATGCTGGTGATGATGTTAAGTATGTTTGTAGGGGTGGTCTATTTGGTGGTCATAAAAAGGTTATAGGTAAAGCTAATGGGGAGTATTATGCATTATTAAATACAACTCTCAATGATGGTTATATGGGTACTGAGGAATCTATCTTTAGCATTATGGCTCATCTTAATCCTTATACCTACAGAAAGTTTGATATTGAAGCTAATGGATTAATTGTAAAACTAACCCAAGACATTATTGAGGGTAATGCTAAGTTAGCTGAACTTGATGGTAGCTTTGTTAAGAATAGATTTAAGAAGGCTAAAGTGGTTCCTGATAACGTTACTAATGAGCTTAAGACAAACTTATACATGTTGACGTTCAATATGCCTGAGCAGTTGACTCATACTATCAATACAATGGTAGAGACTGAAGGCTTAATGACTCATCCATCTAAGTTTATCTTTGATAACTCTACTGATAAGGAAGCTATGAGAGCTAATCAAGCAATTGCTGAGATGCATGGCTTTGAGTATGTTAAGATGGAAGGCAATATTGGTATATGTGGTGGAAGACAAGCTGTTGCTGAACACTTTGATAAGTCTGATGCTGACTTCTATCTATTCTTTGAAGATGATATGACCTTTAATGGTCCAGATAGTGAAGGAGAATTCTGTCGTAATGGTTTTAGAAAATATATTCCTAACATCTATGAGACCATTCACAAGATTGCATATGTTGAAGACTTCGACTTTTTAAAGTTATCCTTTACTGAGGTATACTTCGATAATGACAATCAATGCTCCTGGTATAATGTTAATGATGAGGTTCGTAAGGAACATTTCCCTGACTATCATAAACTTCCTGTTATGGGATTAGATCCTAACTGTCCTAAGACTGAATGGAGTACTATGAATACAATCGATGGTGTAGCCTACATTACCGGTGATGTATACTATGGTAACTGGCCTATGATTGTTAGTAAAGAAGGTAACAAGAAGATGTTTCTAGATACTAAGTGGGATCATCCACATGAACAGACTTGGATGTCTCACTTGTTTCAATTAACAAAAGAAGGAAAGCTGTCTCCAGCGATCCTTCTTGCGAGTCCTATATGGCACGATAGAATTGTATACTACGATGCCGATGAAAGGGTTGAGAGTTAACGAAGTGATGGTATCTTTTCAGCAAGCTTACGAGCTTCTTCAAGTGCCTTCTGTGCCTTCTTAGATGGAGCAGTAGATGCTTCAGAGATCTCTTCAAGAGCTGCTACAAGCTTAATAATTGCTTGACGAGCTGCTTCAAGTTGTGGTGATCCAAACTCACCGTCACCTTTATCAGCTCCATTTACAGTTTGCTTAATAATGCTGAGAATGGATAGGGTACTGTTAATTTGACCACGCTTATATGCAGGGTGGCCTCCTGGCTTACCGTCGAGTTGTGGCTTGTCTAAGTATGATGATTCACTCATACATATATTTACTCCTATATAGGGTTAAGTCAACTACCCAAACAAGTCAAAGAGTTCAGTCTTGACATTCTCAGTAGGCTTACGAATAGACCAACCAACACTATCATAGAAGCGAGCAATAGACTGGAAGAGAATCTTATCAAACATCTTCTCATAGTCGATCTTGAAATGCTCATTGAACTCCTCAGGCCATTCATACTTAAAGCCCATAGAGTTGATACCATACTTGTTAGGAGTCTCGACGTACATGAAGCGAACCTTATCACCAGAAGCTAATGACTCATACTTGTTACCAGTATTAAGCTCATCACACATACGATTATAGTAATATGCAGACTTAGCATGAACAGGCATACCCTTAACAGTCTCCCAGTCGCGACATTTTACAGCACGTTCTTCGTAACCCTTAACACCCATAACGAAAGCAATCTCATCAGGACTTAGAGTCTTAAAAGTCTCATATGCCTCATTGAAGATCTTATTAGTGGCACCCAAGTCCTGAGTAGTAAGCATAGTCTCGATAATACCTTTAGCATAAGGCTTAATAGCATCAGGCATAGTAGTACGAACGACCTCAACACCAGTATACTTGAACTTATTCTCCTTGATGCCCTCATCGTCAAGAATATGCATAACATAACGCTTCTTCTGAATGAAGGTAGCAACGTCAGCAATCATCTCACGCTTGAATACGAAGCGAGGGTCTTGAGTCAATAGAGCCTTACGAGCCCAACTAGTAATACCTTCGTTAAGATAGTCCTCAATCTCTTGAATCTTATCATACGTTTCTTGATGAACAAGAGCATCGTCTTTTGACTCCCAGAACTTAACACCGTTATCAATCAAAGGCTTGATAGAGATATAAGATGAGTCAGTATCGTTATATACAATACACTCTTCAAGATCACGCTCAGAGATATTATCAGAGCCTACTTCATCACGCATAAAGTCCTTAAGCAACTCATTCGAATGCTTAATAACTGCCTGACCAGTTAGAGTAACACTAGCAGCAATATCATCATCACCAATAGGAGCATTCTTGTTACCCATATAACCATAACAAGAGTTAATCAGAATCTTGATAACCATTTGTTGGGTATTGAGACGCTCGACTTCGTACTTGAGGTCGAGGTTGTTGGGCTCTTTTTTGAGCCTTTGCATGTTCTTGAACAAGCCTTTCTTAATCTCAACACGCTGGTTGTAATAGTACTCAAGGAACTCAGGAATAATACCTTGCTTCTTCTGACTAAACAGGAAGCCAGCTTTTGATAATGCACATTCTTCATCTTTAAGGAACTTTACAAAGTCAGGCTTCGACAGTTTAAACAACCTACCTGATGTATGCTGAATAGTAATCTCATCATCGGTATTCTTCTCAATCTTACCCACCTTAGTTTCAGGAGAGGTATTAAGAGAGATCATAACGTTAGGGTATAGAGAGTTAGCATCAAAGGAAATAATGTTCTCCTTGAACCCACGTTTAGGTTCTGCAACATACGCACCAGGATTCTTATGATCCTTGTTACCACTACGAACAAAAGTAGAGATAACCTCACCACGCTGACGAGCTCTTACGGTTAGTGCACCATTAATAACACCAATAGTACCCATTGCACCTTCCATTGTAGTTAGACCAACATATGAAAGCATACGTAGTAGAGGAATGTACTGAAGCTTCTCCTCAAGCTCGACGAGAAGGTTAACATCCTGAACGTTGTAGTCAATAAACTTATTCCAGTCCTGATCAGCAAGTTCATGAAGAGCTAAGCCTTCATAGTCAATCTTCTTCTGACCTAACTCAAGCTCACCAATAGAGTCAAGCTTGTATGAAGGTCGTAACTTAAGACAGAAGCGCTTATACACGTCGAGGTAGTCAAGATTAGCAACACCATCGAAGTAATAACGTTTCTGCTCACGACCAAAGCTACCCATACGCATACGGAAATAAACATTACGTAAAGGTGAAAGACGATCTACATACTCTTGACCTAAGATACGCTCCATACGATTAACGATGTATGGAATATCGAAGCCTTCAGAGTTCCAACCACTAATGATATCAGGATGCTGCTTCTCAATATACTTAAGGAAGGCTAGAAACATCTCACGTTCAGACTTACAATAGTGGTAGATCATATCATCACGACCTTCACCAGTATACTCATGAATACCAAACGTATTGAACTTCTTACTAAAGTTATCCCAGACAGTAATGACATTACAAACATGAGTAGGGTCATCTACATCAGGGAAGGTATCAACAGAGTAGGTCTCAATATCAATAAAGCAGTACTTAATGTCATGCTGGTTAAACTCAGGCTTCTCATTCTCACCACCATAAGCATCTAGCAAGTATTGCTGTACTGGAGGAGCATTCTCGAAAACACGTTTAACACCAGAGTCCTGCAGGAACTTATAACGACCATAACCATTCTGAAAGGGGCGTTTCTTAACCTTCGTACCAAAGATAGAAGTCTTCTCACCTCGAGGATCTTCTACATAAAGGTAAGGCTCAAAAGATACTTCACGACGAATACGATCACCATCTTCACTCCATGCGAACTCAGTAATCGTACCTTCGCGGCCGTTATAAACTACATTCCTGTACATCTAAGTCTATTATAGGATAGTTCCTTATGGATTCCAGCGCTTAAGATACTTACGAGAAGGGTCTCCATAAGGAGTAGTTAATGCTTCCATTCGACATCCAATGTTTTCATTACTCTCAAGTCGACGAGTAAGACCATACTCGCGAAGCTTACCAATATTCTGATAGTAGCGCTTACGATTCTTGTAGTTAAGAATCCAATCCATCTTCTCTTCAAGCTCTTCACCAGTCTTGAACTTAAGATCATCAGGAGCAGTTGAGTAAGT